TTATTCCATAACTTATTTTCATAATAATAATAATATAGTACTTTTATATAGTGTCTACAACTTTATTTACAATAAAGTTCGGTATTGAGAATTATACTTAGTGTGGCTTAAAGTAGTTACTGTCGTGTAAAAGTTGCTTTAAATCTTCCTTAGTTACACAGACTTTATCACTTGTAAATTCTCTAAAAGGTAATTCTTCTCCTGCTATGTCCCGGTAATGCATTAAGTAGGTTTTGTTATGTTTTTTAACTCTAGTAGACTCCTCTATAGAAAACATCATTTCATGCAGTTTTTCTGAAATTCTAGGTTGACCTATTTTGTACTCTAAGCCGAACTCTTCTTGGTATATCTCAAACAAATCTTTAACTCTAAAAGCTGGTATATCCGGAATTATATTATATCCACTTAGTTTAAGAGATTCTTCTATCAAATCTATAGCCTGTTCTATAGAAATCATAAAGCGAGTCATATTATTAGAGTATAGAGTTAGTGGGTATTTTTTCTTGATAGACTCCCATATTAAGGGTATTATACTTCCTGTGGAGTTGAGTACATTCCCATATATCGCAGTAGAAAGTCTTACATTAGATTTTTCAGAATTAACTATAAACGATTCTCCTGCTACAAACTTCATTGCACCGTACAGAGTAGTTGCTGCTCTCGATTTGTCTGAGGATATAAAGCATGCTGCTTCGAATTTATTTTCTTCTGCTGCTCTTCTTGAATTGATAGCACCATCTATTAAAACTTTTATACTCTCTTCTACATTTTGATCTACAGCCTCTATTTGTTTTAAAGAAGCAGTAAATATTCCTAAATCGTGCCCTATACTTGCTCTTTTAAGAAGATCAAAATTGCGAATATCTCCTATAACGCAGTTGATATTTGGGAATTCTTTCTTAAGGTAGTAGTGCTTAGCCTCATCTCTGGAGTATATAGTAACTTCATTATCCTTATAATAGTGCTTGACTAGGTGTTTTCCTAGAAAACCAGCTCCTCCAGTTATGAATATTTTTTTATTCTTCATTACAGGCCCTCTACAGTATCTATTTCGAACATTTCGATAAAGTCACAAGCTTCCATAAAATCTTTTTCAGCAAAGTACTTTACATTTTTCATATCCATTTTATGAGTCTGTTCTTTAGATACTTTTTTATCTTCCTCCTCTAAGGGGATTGCTCTAACTGCAGCCCATCTCCAACTATCTTTAGCTGTTCCGTCTACAAATACCATTCCTTTCCCCGGAAGTGTTAATGTTGACGGTAGCCAGGTTCTATTATCCGAGTCTTCAAACATTAAGTCTTTATACAATTCGGGAGAGGTTTCTACTGCTTGTTGAATTATCTCACTTCCTTTTACCATTAAGGTAGAAGTAGTAAATCCACACCCGAAATCTAACCAAGTGGTTACCCCTCCTTCTAAGTGTTGTTCGTAACATGCGTTACCTCCGCATCTTTTGCATTCTACTAGTTTATCTTTGTCCATTTTATATCTTCTTTAATTCAGGTAATTTTATTTTAGGTAAAGTTAATTGAACTTGTTTAGGAAAGGAAGGTACAGCCTGTGTTAGAAGGGTATCTAACGTCTCTACCATCTTTTCATAACTAAACTCTGTTCTGCTCTTATGTCCCTGTCTTTTTGCATTTATAGTCCACTGTTTGTAATTCTTATATACCTCCTTATATGCATTACCTACATCAATTGGATCGCTAGTAAACCATTGACTCTCTTTAAGTAGAATATTCTGCACCACTGCGGAAGGATGTACGTTTGTTAAGTCCCCCTTTATGTACCTAACAAATTCTTTGTCTAGGAAATCAGTTTGCCCTGACCAAGAAGAAGCTATAATTGGTTTATTAACCAAACTAAATTCTAGGAACGGTCTACCGAATCCTTCTCCTTTCGGTAATGAAACGAGAGCTTTGATTTTTGGATGATTGTATAACTGATTCATATCTTCATCAGATACTTCTCCATGAATAAGGTAAATATTGGGTAACTTACCTTTTACTGTTCTCCTGACTTCATTAATTTTATCTAACATTCTCTCCCTGTCTAGAATAGAAGTATTTACGCTATGGGATTTCATAACCAGTGCTGGAGGGTTTGTCTTATTTTTAAATGTTTCTAAGAAAGCTTTTATAGTAAATGCCATATTTTTTCTGTCTTCTCCAAAATCTCCTTGCATCCAGTGCCCTGTAGTTAAGAAGCAGAACGTCTCAGGTATGCTATCTAGTGTTTTATTTAGTTCTGAGTCTTTTTTTATCTTTGTTTGAAAATATTTTTGTAGATCTGCTCCTTCAAATAACACTTCTATCTTGGTTGTTAGAGTGATTGTTTCAGTTACCTTTCCGGTATTGTTATCTTGTACATTGTACTTACTTCTATTAAATGACTCTACTGCATGATTAGAGGAAACAAGAAGTAGGTCCATATTATTTGCTCCTCTTATCCAGGATACATCACACAAAGTGGTTTCTATTCCTGCAGTGACTCCTATGTTGTATTTCCCTACTTTCTGGAACTCGTTAGGGATTGAGATTTGTATCCAAATATCGGGTTGTTCAGTTAGTTGATGGATAAGTCTAGAGCTGAGGTCTGTTCTTTCATGATCTTTTAAGTAGCCCCACCTAGTTTCTCCCCACCGTTGTGGCAGTATTTTTACATCCCAATCAGGTTTTGATTCTATAATTGCTTTGATAAAGTCTCTAGATCTTCCTCCGTAGCCAGAATAGGTATCTGCAGGCGCTGATATAACACAACTTATTTTATTCATTTAGTAAGTTTTTTAATTTATAGTAATTTAAAGATTTAATTTCAGAACTCCAATAGAAATTATTTATTAACAGCATACTAGTACCCTGTTAATTTATGCTCTATATATTTTGGTGGCCTATCTTCTATTGTATGAAAGTCAAAAGACTTTCTTGGAATAAACTTGTCAAAACCTTCATCAATAACCTCGATTGCAGTTTGTCCCATTTTACGAGCTGTCATATTAGCCTCATCTCCTATTACCCATTCATATCCTTTCATTCCATTTTCATCTCGTTGCTCTTTAGTCATTTTATATACTTTTAAAATTCCCTGTGCTCCATCTTCTGCTGAGCATCTATCGTCAAAAATATAAGGTGTTGGGATAGAGCCTGCTACTGAAATGTTAGAAGGAAAGACCGGTACTGCCCATTCCCCACATTGCTTAATTGTCCCTCTATGGTTAGAAGGAAAGTCAGGTGTAAAATCTATCCATTCTCCGTCCGGACCTTCAAATCTCATCTGATCTTGCATACCTCCTGTTACGTTAGCAATAACCATAGTACCGGTAATTAATGACTCGGTCAATGATAATCCCCAACCTTCGTTTGAGGAGAGCATAATTGTTGCATCAGCAATATTATAGAGCAGGTTTAGCTGTGCTACTTCTATTTTGTCGGTTGAGAAGTATACATTGACATAACTAGGATCACAGAAAGCTTCTCTAACTGCTTTGAGATCTGTTCCATGCTGGTCTTGTATATCTGTATGTAAGATGAAAGCACATTTTTTAGCTGCCTCTTTTCCTATGAGGTCACAAAAGTGCCTGTATGCTAAAATAATATCTGCTGTACTTTTTCTTCTAATGTTTCTAGAGTTATGAAAAAGTACAAACTCTATTTCCTCGCTCTTTAAAATAGCTTTCTTAAACTCTAGGACTTTCCCATAATCTTGGTGCGATGCTTTAATAGGGTAGAAGGATTTCTCATTTATTCCATGAGGTACGTACTTAATTAACTTTTCTTTAGATTTCTCTCCTAATACGATTTCGTTAATGTTTTTTGTTTGTTTTGAGATAGCCATTAAAACATCTACAGATTCGTAATAAGATTTATTGTATAGAGGAGCTGGATAATCATCCCAAATATTTAACCAAAAAATTGGCATTTTAGATCTGATCTCTCTTTCTATTTCAAATAACCAAGTCCAGTATCTAGGATCTGTAAAAATAAAAATAGCATCAGGGTTTTCAATACTTATAATCTCTCTAATTTTCTTAGAATCTCCATACCCTGAGCAAGGAATTAACCTAATAAAAGAATCTTCTATCCCTGCTTCTTTATTTACTTGCGCAGATATATCAAATACCTTACCTTCTTCTGGATGTTTTATGGCTGCTCCTAGGTTAACCCAATTGAAGTGGTGTGCTGTTGATATTATCATCTCTTTGGCCATGTTCCCTACTCCGGAATGCATCCGAATATCATCACATAACAGTAGAATCTTTTTCCGATCTTTTTGCTCTAAATAACGAAACTTATTTTTCATGTAACTAATTTATTTTTGTTTATGTAGTTTTTGTTTAAAGTCCTTATCATTAAGATAAAGATAAATTGCACGGGACGCAAGCTTTTGGAAAGAAAAACTATCTTTCAAGCATTGCATTTGGAATTCTTGATAAACTTCTGGGTCTAATCTAACAGAGGTTAGTTTTTTATCACTATTGCGCATAACTTTTTATTTTACGTATATAAATATATACCTTTTACAAAATAGCATCAGAACATATCCTATTTTTCTTTAACTCACAAAATTTACACGCATCTACTGAAGGTGTAGTTCTGTATTTTTTGTGTATATGTTTTCCATCCTCTCCTACTGCTTGGGATACAAAGTTACTTAGTAGAGCAACTGCTTGATTCATTTTTTTAGGGCCTGATGGAGGTATAAATTCCTGTACTCTTTTTTGCATTGAAGCAAATTCAGCTTCTTTAGGTACTTGCCTCTTTACTATAAAGTAAAGCACTTCAATTTTATCTAGAGGAATATCAAACTGCTTACTAAAGAAGTATCTGTATAGAAGTATTTGTGCTTTTTTATTATCGTCTGCTTTTTGGTACTGGTTCCAACCTTTAGTAGAAGTCTTAATATCTACAATCAACCATTTATCTACTCTTTCATCATAAAATACTAAATCAATTTTACCTTTAAAGAACACCTTAGGGCGTAACTCTCTATAAAGAACCGTCTCTATGCCTGCCAAATAAACTCCCTTAGTTGTAAAGTATGCTGCTCTTTTTCTCTTTATAAAATCTAAAATGTGTTTACCGTCTAAGTAGAAAGTTTGCATTTCAGCTGCAGTAGTAAAATCCTGTAGATTGTTTCTTTGTTTATCCTTGACGTATGTTTTTATCATATTTTCATATAAGATACTATCAAGTTTCATTTCATTAGCATCTTTAACCTTTCCATTATATAGTACCTCTACCCATGATTGAAGAGTCTCATGTATTGCTGTTCCAAATGTCATATGGATAGAAGGTGGCATTGGTACTTCTTTTGTAAGATGTAGAGCTTGCCACTGTCTAGGACAGGTGGCGTAATGAACTAGGCCGCTATATGAAATATGTAGATTCTCTTGGTAGTTTTGCTCTACCTTATGGTTCCAGACTTCCTTTACTTTTTTTGGTATCTTTTTTGGCACAACTTTCTTGATTTTTAATTTCTCTCTCTAAATACCAAAGAGCTTTTTTTAGCTCTTGTACTATATTATTTTTTTTACCTGCTCTGGATATATATTTAATTGTGTTGCCTAGGCAAAATCCTAATTCCCAAGCTTCAATAACTTTTATAGCTTCGTAAGGGTTATCTTTTCCTCCGTAGTGGTCAGGATGATTAACCCATTCTTTTTTTATTTTATGGTCAGTATGTTTTACTACATCTCCATAAATTTCACTGTTTTTTGTCATAGTAATTTAGTTGATTTTATAACTTTTTGCATAAATTTATTTAATGCATCCCTTAATGGAGTTCCTACATTTCTATAATCATCCCAAACTCTCTTTGCTCCTTCTATATTAGAGAGTAGTTCTCCAATAACATCTAACTCTTCTTCTGTAAGTCCTCTAGCTCCTGCTATTGTCTCTAACACCCTGGTTGCTGCCTGAAAATCAGTATCACTTAGATTATCGTTTTGAACGAGCGTTCTTATAATTGGTAGCTTCATTTAAGTTCTTTAGGTAGATATAATATACGAACTTTAATTTTGATATTACATGTATATTATTTTATTTTCCTCTAAATCTTTCATATTCTTTGGAATCCATCCTTCTGTTCCGTCCGTAAACTTTACTCTATACTTGCTTGGTGTTTTCTGCAATATCCTCTCTATTTCTTTTTTTTCAGACCTCAGGTTTGTTATGTCGCTCTCTGAGGGTTGTTCCGGTATTGCCAGTTCTTCACCTGCTGCTTCTATTTCTGAATAATATTTTCTATCATTTCTATTTTCGCCTATAATTTCCATCCTTTTATCATTTTTCTCTTCATTATATGGCCCAGATGCTTCATCAGCCTCCATCATATCAATAGTTATTTGTTTTTGTACTTCTTTAACTTCTTCATTAGGTTCTGGTAGTTCGTCATCTAAGTCATTCCATGGGCCGTCTTCTTCAAATTCCCCATATAGGTTTTCTTTATATTTTTTTTTAGGGTATGCTTTATCAAAAGCAAAGTTAGCTGCTATTACTAAGGATATTGCTAGTGGATCAAAAACAAATATAATAATTAAAAGCAGTATGTTTATAATTTTATCCATAGGTACCCCTGTAAGCCCTGATAGGTATTTCAAGGGTCCTAATTCTCCTGCTAATTCTGAATTATTAGATATTTCTACTATTTCGGTCTCGTATTCAAATAGTTTTTCATTTAATTCATCTGTTTTTGTATTTACAGCAGACTGTCTTTCTGTAGCTTGTTCTAATTGTTTTTCTAAGGCTTTTCTAGTTGCACTGGAGGTAGATGTAATTATATTCCCGTCTTTATCTCTGTATTGGATTTTATTATTTGACAGGCCTGTTCGGAGTTCATTGATAGAGGTATTAACGGAGGTCTTTTCCTGAGTGTATGTAGTTAATTGTTCTTTTATATTATCTCTCTTAACTTGTATAAGAGCTACTTGTGCATCTATATTCCCAGCTTTATTAGCTGTCTCTTGGTAAGCTGCTGATAGAAATCCGTAAATACCCATTGAGGTAATCAAGATTAGTATAAGAGATGAGATAGATAAATACGTCCTAAGGTACTTATTTAAATCATTCCAGTATTGATACAGGAGAGACGCTATAACTAGCTTAGCCACTTCTAAGGAACTAGCCATAATTACAACTTCAAAAGATGCTCCAGCAAATAGTTTGCTAAGTCCGCTAACTGAGTAAAAAGCAGCAGAAGCTGAGACTGATAGTGCAGAGAAGGCTATTATAGATGGAAATATTCCTTTTCTAATTCTTTTCAGCATGTGTTTATTTAATTATAAATAGAGGAATATATTACTTAGACAGTAGCAATAGTACTGCGACTGCACCCACTCCAGTTCCTACTTTGTAGAAAAATGTCCTTCTTTTAGATTGTTTTAAAGCTTTCTCTAAATCTTTTGTTAGTTGTTCTGATAAAGTACCTTGTTTATCTTTATTAAGAATAATATATTCGAAATTTATAATCTTTTGATTTAACGTAGCTATAATTGTATCATTAGCGGTAAGCTGGATGTCTTTCTGAGTAATGATATCATTCAGTACTTCTACTTCTTTTTTGCTGGCGTCTCCTTTAATTAAGTCTTTAATTACTTCCTTTACTATTACCTTTGGCAATTGAATCTTTAAGGTATCTGTAGCGTTCTGTGAAAAAGCTGATAAGTTCATCATCAGAATAACTATTAACAGTATTGAGTTTTTCATCTGTTTCTTTTTTAATGGTCCAAATTCGTCCGTTTAGTTGTTTAATCTTTGTATCTGACTCTTGTACTATAGTAGTCAGTTCGTTAACCTTAGATGTTAACTCTGTATTCATACTATATGTTGAATCAACTAATTTTTCTAAGTTAGAGATTTTAATCTTGTATCCTTTGACGTCTACCTTAATAGGTTCCTGCCCAAATACCATCCATGCTATGAAGCCTCCAACGATTGCAAATAGTAAGTAGCTGTAGATATTCTTTAGTTTCGTATTAATAATATTGCTATTCATTAGCATCATCTTTATATCAAAGTGTAATGGTATCGTCAAACTTGTTAGTAGTATCATCATGTGTTGATGAATTTCTAATTCCTATGATATTAACATCGTATTTACCGTCCGTAAAGTACTTATAATCTTTATTTACAAGTGTGTCTTTCATTCTTCTCTTTCTCCTTTATGTCTATCTAGTTTATCAAGTATTTGATTTACTAACTCATTTTTTATTATACCAACCATCGATGCATTTTTAAGTATAGAAATTAACTGAAATATTAGGAAAGGAGCTATGATAGTTTCGCTCAGCCAAGATGTACCATCAAAGCCTTTCTCAATAGTCAGTATTGCTGAGAGTATTATTATCCAAAATCCAAATGTCTTTAGTACTTTTAATGCTTTGTAGGTTTGAAACCCTTCTCTTTTAGTTCCAGCCCATATACCAAAGAATCCATCAGCAAATACTACAAATGCTACAGAAAGGTATTGTTCAATGTTACTAGTTGTTAGGTCCATAAAATATGTCCCTATAAATGCGCAGGCTGTTGTCAAGGATAGTGTGATTAGAAGTGGAGTTTTCATATTACCTATTTAGTTATTTAACGTATTGGAAGTATTTTCTAGTTTTCTCTATTCGGTCTTCTAATCCATGAGTACCTCCGTTAATTCTCTTAGTAAGAGTTGTTATAGCTGTGTCGTCTACTCCTTTGTCACAGATACTCCATAATTTATTCTTGTCAAAGAAAAACATTGCTGATTCAAAAGAATACGTAGTTGCCACTAAGTCTGGGTTATCTGTAATCTCAGGTTTATTCAGGTATTCTGCAAATGCTAGGTAGTTACTTTTTCCTGTTAGTTGAAGAGCTCCTCTGCCTTTGAATCTCCAACCTTCTCCTGATGCTTCATTCCCATTGCCCATTCTTGAGGCATATACAACGTTTGCTATTTTTTCTGGGTTACGACTGTAGTTGTTAGCATCTTTACCGGCATTTTTAAAATACTTAGGAAAGATTTTATTTAGTCCGTCTGCTGAATAATTTAAGTTTTCTGAAAATGTTTTAAAGTTTCCAGATTCGTGGGCTGTTTGAGCAAAGAAGTGTGCTGCTCTAACAGGTGTTAGTTTATAGAACGCCATAGCTGCTTTCATTGTACCTGGTCCGAATATTCCATCTGCTGCTACTCCTACCTTTTCTTGTAAACTTTTTAAGCTCATAGGTTATGTTTCTTCGGTGTTGTTATTTTTTTTATTATTTCTTATTTCTGCAAATTTTTCTAATACATCCGGTAGGAATGATCCTAGTACGATCCACATGAATGCATCGAAGATATATTCGTTTATTTCTAACGACCTTCCTAAAAATCCTGTTATCAGGTCAACCACAATTGCAAATACCATTACTGCAAATGCTAAAAACCCAATAACTGTTTTTTCATTGAAATCACTTGACTTTTTGAAGATGTCTCTAAATGCCATAAATTTATTTTTTAAGTAATTAAACATATAATAACATATTAATAAGAAACTGATTTATTCTAATATAAATAGTGAATATTATGCTTTCCATTACTTTTGGAATTAAAGAAGAGGAGGAGGTATTATTGAAAGGAAAACTGCTAATTCTTTAGTAAGATTAGTAAGGATAGGCATGTACCTATTTGTACATAAAGAAATACCCCCTACCTTAGAGAGGGGGCATACTCTAGGTTTAAAATGTATTAAGTTTATTTTAATCTAATGTTTGTACTTCTTTGGGCAAAAATTCCGTATTTACATGCCCGCATTTTGTACAGGCAAATACAGGTATCGGTATGTAAGTAGGTTTACCTGTTCCGGTTAATAGTCCTGAGGCTTTTCTAATAATTAGGACTTGTTGAAAATGTATGTGACCGCATTCTTCACAACTTATTGAAGAGGTTTGTGAGAGGTCTAAGCTTAGGTTTTGTTCCATATTTGTTTTTAGTAAGGTGGTGTATTTAGGGTTAGTTACGTACTTTTTTTTGCATTCAATTCATCTTTAGCCATCTTCAAGACCAGACCAGCCTGCGCCTCTTTATAATGTCGCGCAATATTTACTACAGTCTCTGCTAGTTCTAATTCAGTGTAAGTACTCACAGTCTTGTTGTATGTATCGATCTTGCCATCTTCCACAAGTTCGTAATACTTTTTAATAGAATCACTCATAACTTTTATTTTTATGTTTTTGCTTCCTTATGTATTTCTTTTTATTTTTCTCGGGCAAGGGGACTACTAATGCTTCCATCCATTCTTGGGAGGTTAGCGCTACTGTCTCTAATTTCTTTGTTTTATTCATAACTGTACTCCCTTATTGTTATTGAAAAGACCCGTCCGATATCGAAAGGGCCTTTACAAATGACCTGCCTTGGTACGCTCGACTGGGGAGTCCCTAATCCGTTAAAGCGTGGTAAGTTCTTTTATTAATTTGCGCGTGGCAAAGCCAAGAGAGAGTAGCGCCCCCTCCCTTTGCTCATTTACTTGCTTTCTGCTACTGATTCCTTTCGGTATTCTGTAACTAGCTTTTTAATCTCTCCAATATACTTACGAGCATTAGATTGAGATTTTTTAGTCTTTCCGTTATGCTCTTCTGCAAAAGATTGGTAAAGAGCTTCAATTTGTTCAAATACTTCTTGTTTTTTACTCATTGTTTTTGTTTTTTTATTTGTAATCTGTTTTGGGTATGAAAATTCTGTTTTAATTAACGTATTACCCCTATACGTCCATTTATCTAGTAATCCGTAACTGTTCTTATATTCTCTAACTATAATGTTATCCATTACATAAACATATTTGGATCAACTTCTTTGGCAGTATCTTTTTCTTTGATATTAGATATTACTGCTTCTGTTATTAACATTGTACCTGCTACTGAAGCAGCATTTTCTAGTGCCAGCCTTGTAACTTTAGTTGGATCTATAATTCCTGAGGTTAGCATATGTGCGTATTCTTTAATTCTTGGATTATATCCGTACCACTCTTCTTTAGCGTTCATTATTTCTTCTTCTATGTCTTGAGCTTCTTGCTTTGAATATCCTGCATTTTCTAAAATCTGGTAGAAAGGTTTTTCTGTAGCCTGTACTACAATGTCGTATCCTGCTTGTTCATCTCCTTCTACTTTGTTTATAATTTGAGCTAACATCTTAGATGCATTTAATAGTGCTATCCCTCCTCCTGGTAATATTCCTTCTTCTAGAGCAGCTTTAGTTGCATGTAGTGCGTCATCAACACGGTCTTTCTTTTCTTTCATTTCAACCTCTGTATGTCCTCCCACATGTACGATTGCTACTCCACCAATGAAAGATGCTAATCTTTCTTGTAATTTCTCGATTTCATAAGGAGAGTTACTCTCATCAATTTGCGCTCTAATTTCATTTATTCGCTGTTCTATACTTTCTTCTTGTCCTTGTGCATCGATAATTGTTGTTACTTCTTTTCCTACTGTTACTTTTTTAGCTTTACCTAACCAGGTAGTATCAAACTTATCTAGTCTCATTCCTTTCTCAGTTGAAATTACCGTTCCGCCTGTAAGTGTAGCAATATCTTCTAGGATAGCTTTTTTACGGTCTCCAAAGTCCGGTGCTTTAACTACTACGGCTTGAAGAATGCCTCTCATCTTGTTTACCACTAAGGTAGAAAGTGCCTCTCCGTCGATATCTTCGGCGATGATAAGTAGTGCCTTATTCTGTTGAGATACTGCTTCTAAGATAGGAAGTAGTTCTTTAACATGATTTAATCTCTTATCTGTAATAAGAATTAACGGATCACGAAGAACAGCTTGCATTGAGTTATTATCTGTTACGAAGTAAGGAGACTTGTAACCGCGATTGAATTGCATACCCTCTACTGTTTCAAGGTATGTTTCTCCTGTACGTGACTCTTCGATTGTAATAACTCCATCTCTACCTACTTTATCCATGGCTGTGGAAATTAACTTACCAACTTCTGTATCGTTGTTGGCTGAAATAGTAGCGACTTGTTTAAGTTGTTCTTCGTCCGTTATATCTTTTGAATAGTTTTCTAAATACTCTACTACTTCTTTTACTGCCTGATCAATTCCTCTTTTAATATCTACTGCATTAGCTCCTTTTTTCATAAACTGGAGTCCTTGTTTGTATATCTCTCTAGCAAGTAGTGTAGAGGTTGTTGTGCCGTCACCGGCTTGTTCTCCAGTTCTGATTGAAGCCTGTTTAACTAACTGTGCTCCAATATTCTGTACCCTATCTTCTAAATCTATTGATTTAGCTACTGTAACTCCATCTTTGGTTGATATTGGACTCCCCATATCCTGTTCGATGATTACATTTCGTCCTGATGGACCTAATGTAGCTACTACTGCATCTGCTAGTTGATCTACTCCTTCTAGCAGTTGATTTCTAGCTTCTTTTGAAAAAACTATTTTTTTATTCATTGTCTTGTGTTTCTTGAATTGTTGCTAATACTTCCCTGTCTTGAACTATAAAATATTCATCTCCTTCAAAATCAATACGTAAAGTACCGATTTTAGGAACTAGTACGGTATCTCCTACTTTGGAGTTTACTGCAATATAGTGTCCAAATTCTGATTTTCTACCAGGTCCAATTGCTACGACCTTGCCCATTTCTGGTTTTTCTTTTCCCATATCGGGGATAACAATGTTCCCGTACATCTGTTCACCCTCGTCGATAGGTTTAATAAGGATACGGTCATTTTGTGGAATAAGTGTTTTACTCATTTATAACTTTTTTATTTGTTTAATTAATATATGATCTTTTTATTAAAGATCAAACCCTAGAGTAGAAAAGTTTATTTAATTTTAATTGATTTTGGTTTAGCTTCTTCAGCTAGTGGAATAAAAATCTCTAATAATCCATCTATTAAGGATGCATCTGTTTGTAATAAATCAAATTTAGGTGCAATCTTATACCTTAAATCAAATGATTTTTTAGATAGTCCATTATAAATCATACCTTCTTGGAATGCTTCATCATGCGGTTTTTTGTAGGTGATTTTTAGAATATCTCCTTCGATATCAATAATGACGTCTTTTTTAGTTAGTCCCGTACAGGCAACTTCAAAATAAAGCCCTATATCATTATAGAAGATATTTAGTGGATGTGGTTGTTTTGAATCTAATGCTGGTGCGAATTGATCTCCAACATTAAAGTGATTTTTGAAAAGAATGTCGAAAGGACTTAGGTGCCATTTCTGTAATTGTAATGTACTCATATCATTTAGTTTTTGTGAGGCCGCAGCTCTCGGTTAATAAAAATAAAAACTGCTCTAGGGTCGATCTTTATTTTATATAAATATAGCAGCTTTTAAGAAAATATCCAACTTCTCTTATTTAAATGATTGCAATAATATCCGTTCTGCTGTATTTCAGTTTCGTAAAGGTATTCTCTAGTAAAGCTACTTGTATCTAACCACCTTGATAGAGAAAGAGGTCCGTAAGGTTCGTATTTTTTAGATTCATCTATATCTTCTCTTGTATTAATAAACTCCAGTAACTCGTAGAATATCCCCTGTCTAGAATAAATTAACATATCATCATTAAATCTAACATTATCTACTTTTCCCATTGGTAATGAACGTACCGGAACAAACAGATCTGGGAAAGGCTTGTTCTTTAGCTTGTCAGTATATATTTGATCTATTGGTTTTTTCCATTCTATGTCTAGATCTACAAACCATCCACCTTCTTTTGCTAAAATATGGTATTTTATAAAATTGTACCTATTGATAAAGCTTTTATACTTGTTAAAATTATATTTTGACTCCCTAATTATCTGATCTACATCATTTTTATTCCAAATTTTTATTTTCCAATATGGGTGTAGCCTTGAAAAGGTACTAATACACGTTTGGTAGAGAGCAGGCAGGCCATCGTCTCCAATCCATATAAAGTGTGCTAAATTTCTAGTGTCCATCTATTTTTGATTTCTCTCTTGATATAAATAATCGGGGTAATATTTTTCATTTCCTAAACTCCATCCCACAAAACATAGGAGAGAGGGTCAATGGCCTTCGCGCCAGTTATCAGCTATTTCTGGAGGTGCTTTTAGGGTTACACCAGGAAGAACTAGGTTAGTTTCCATAATATGTTGTACTATGGGTGCAAATTGTTCTGCTTGGTCTTCTCTTACGTTTATGATAAGTTGATCATGTACCTGTGCTTGTACTATTGCATCTATACCTAGTTCCTTAGCTTTGCGATTAATCTTTAAGGCTGCTCGGTTAACTACGGATGCTGCTAAACTTTGAAGTTGAAAGTTTAAACAGTTATTAAGTCCGTTCCTATAATCTCTATATACCTGCAGTACTTGTTCTTTTCCGTACTGAGTTGCCAGTTCATTTCTAAACTTCCAGTCCATAATTCTTTCGCCGTACTTTTCGTATATTTTTTTTACTTTAGGTAAATGTCTAACACGCCCTACATAGTTTTCTATGTATCCGTATTCTTTAATTTGTTTTCTTGAATTCTCTCTCCATGCTTTAAGTTCAGGAAATCCATCCAGGTATCCTGCTACAAGTTTTTCTGCTTCTTTATTTGGAATATTTAACGTCTTCCCTAATGCATAAGCTTCCATTCCGTATGCAATACCTAACGAGTATGCTTTAGCTTGATTTCTTTTGACAGGATCTACTTTCTTTAAGAAATTAGGTGATGCTTTATCTGCTGATACTCCTTCTAGTTTTTCTGTTTGTATCGCTACAGTTGAATAAAAATCCCATCCGTTATTAAATATCTCCTGTAATCTTATATCTCCTGTAACAGACGCAAAGCAGTGAGGTTCTAACGATTCGTAATCGGAATCAATTATCTTTCTACCTTCCCCTGATATTAAGAAAGCTCTCACTGTATTCGTATACTTTACTATAATAGGTGCATCTTCTCCCTCTTCTTTAGGTTTAGGTAGTTGTTGGGCATCTGATCCATATCTTCCTGATACTGTTCCATGTTGTTTATAATAAAAGTAGTATCGTCCATCTTCCCTGTTGTCTAGAAACCTATCAACATACGTTGATTTAATTTTAAGCAATTTGTTATATATTCTTAAATTTTCAGCCCAGTCGTAGGTCTTTGACAACTCTTCAAGCATATCCATATCAAACTGGTCTTGCCCTTTTTTAGTCTGGCTTTGAGCTTTTATCCCCATATACTTGAATACTATCTCTCCTAAATGTTTTTTTGATTGTATGTTTATGTACTCTCCATCATTCTTCTCCTTCCATAGGGCCATTGAGATTCTTGCAATTTCAATCTCTTCTAAAGTCTTTGTATCCCCAGTTAGTAAAAATTCCTTAGCTGGACTATCTTCTAGTTGTTCTATATTTTTGGACGTAAGAGAGTACTTTCCTGAAGATGCTTTAGGAATTGCAAGTGAGTATCTCTGAGCTAGTTTTTGAGCCCAGCTTCCTTTATGGTTAGGAGGAAAATTACTAAAAGCTGTTTGCATGACCCAGGTCTTTGCTTCTGATGTAGTTAAGAGACTTTTCATTACTATCTCTTTGTTACTTTTAAGATCTTGTATTAGATTTTCTTGAGTTTCGTATAGAAGCTTCATATTTAAATCTACTCCGTACTCTTCCATTGGAATAGTAACTTCTTTATAAATCGGCATTACCTCTTCCTCAAAAAAGAATTTTTCTAGATTCTCCTCTTTTAATTTTTTTAGGAAATAATTACAAAGCCTTAAAGTTAAATCAGTATCGGCTGCAGCATACTTAGATAGTACCTCTAAATCAGCTTTATAGATTTCAAAGTTGTCTTTAGTTACTCCGCCGCCGTTCTTCTTTATCGACTCTTTTAACTCTAGCTGCTCTTCGTTTGCTGCTTTTTCTACATCTAATCCTATATGTTCTTGAACTGATATTGCTAATGCTTTCAGTCCAAATACCCCCATACCTGCTCCTTCCTCTTGAACTGTATGAACTAGTAGAGCTGTATCTACCCAGAGATCTTCTAATAAATCTACTCCGTAGTAGTTTTTAGTAAAACGGCAGTCAAACGAAGCATTATGCATTACTAGCTTTTTACCTTTTAGCATTCCTAATAATTTCCTGGATAAGTCTTCTGCTCCTTGGCCGTTAATAACTTGCTCTTCTAAAAGCTCTTTTTCAGTATTCCATACTAGAGTAGGGAAGTAGAATCCTATTCCTTCATCTCCGGAGATCGACCATCCTACAATTTTCCCTTTTCTCATATTAAGAGAGGTGGTTTCTGTATCATAGGCAATTACCTCTGATTCCTGAATGTGTTGGAATAGTAGTTTTAGTGTTTCTTGGTCCCTAACTGTGTAGTATTTCTTTTCTAATTTCTTTTCTATCTGCATTCTAACTTTTCTCTAACATACTATTCAAATAATATTCTAAATCTTGTAACCGACATTCCGGACTTTTCTAAAGCTTCGTAAGTAGCTTTTACCATAGCCTCTCCGTAAGTGTATATACCTTCTCTACCTTGGGTAAGAACTCCTATAACCTCCCTTTCTTTAAATCCAATAGCACTCACAGTTCTTCCAAACTCTTCTGCTAAGATTTCACGTATAGTTCTTACATCTTTGTTCTTAACCATTGATAAGTATCGATCAAAGTATAGACGACATTCTTCCAATGGCCATGCTTGGTAATGTTTTTCTGCTTTTAGCATAATATAACCGTTTTTATTTATACTTGAATATACGAAAAAAGTTGCAATTAAGCAACTCTTTCCTCTACTTTAATAGGAGCCTTCCCCATATAAGTCCCATACTTCTGGTTCGGGTTCTTCAACAACTACTTCTCTTTTTATTAGAGCAAATAGTTTACCGTTAAGTGGCTCTAACCGGTAATGTCCTTTGAATTTGGTCTTACGCATATACTGGGTAAGTGTTTGAACTAATCCGTCAATAGCCTTATCTCGATCGATTACTAGTTCCCAGTTATCTCCAGGGGGTACTCTTTCTGCGATGAGTTCTAAATCTTCTATAACTTCTTTTACCATTACTGTCTAAGTGTTTTAGTTATTCTATAAGCTGGGTTAGTAAAAAAGTCTGGAATTAAGTGAGGGTGGGTAGCTCTAATTGGATTAATATCTAATCCTCCTCTTCTAGTATACAATGCACATACCATCAATTCTTCCGGTTCAAAAGCATCGCTTAAATGTTTAAACATCATCTCTACTACCTCCTCATGAAAGTGTGATACAGTTCTGTGGGATACAATATACTTTGCAATTGAAGCCGGTGTTGGAAGCTTCTTTCCTTTTATTTTAATATAAACATCCCCCCAATCTGGTTGATTTGTAACTCTGCAGTTAGATCTGAGTAGATTAGATGATAATTTAAGTTGTGCTGATTCATTTGATTCTACTACTTCTAGTTGAGAGGCATCTGATTGGAATGCTGTAAAGTCAATTTCATCTAAATTAGCTAAATCAGCAACATCGCTATACCCTTCAAAAGATAGTGTAATTCCATCGTCGTTGGAGGTGTAAAAGGTTACTGTATTTGTTGTTTCGAGTAACTCATCTAAGTCTCTTTTAACTCTTGCTTCTATTCCTGCTATGCATTCTACTGCTGTATCCCCGATGCGAGTCATATTAAAAGAATTTAAGTATAGTTTAATTGACTTAGATTCTACGTGATGGGCTGAGTCGGCAGGACATACTATCTTAAGCATTCCTGCTACTGGCTGTCCTTTAGTTGTAATAGCTGAGATTTCGTATGCATTCCAGGTATCCACTCCTATAAAGGAGTCTGATGTTAATCCGTAGCCTTCTCTATTTAGGTAACGAGGTATCTTTACTAATAGCTCTGCATTATACTGGTCTGAGTATCCTTCTCCTCCTGTTTTTCCTAAATGCTTGCTGGCTACAGCAAATAATGCTGCTTGATTGTCTTTTACTTTTTCCATTTTTTTATCCTTTAAATAGTTGTTTTTTACCGCCTTCGTATGCATACGCGTGGCCGTTTTCGATTAGTAGTTTATTTAAAGAGGTTTCTTCTCCTTGTATAAATATTTCAGCAAGTACCCTGCCAAACTTACCTTTTCCGTAAGATTGAAGAGTAAATTTACCATCGTTTTTTTCTAACATTTCTTTTGTGTAGGTAGACGCTAACTTCCCTTTAGCTTTTTCTTCTAAGTTTGTTGTTCTACTTTCCCAGGTATCAACTCCCATAAATCTCAAGGTTGCTTTTATCCAGGTGTTAAACCCTAGGTCGATCATACATTCTGCTGTATCCCCATCTACCACTCTTATTAACTTTGCTCCGTATTTGTACATTATTACTGTTTTATATGTTACCTTAGTTTAGTTTTTTATATCTACTTTCTTCTATGATAGCTCTTGCTTGTTTAAGTCTTGGCAAGGTATATTGACGTATTTCTGACATTCCGTTCATTTTAGGTAAGTTTAAATCTTGAACTCCCCATGCTAGGAGTATAATTTCCTCTAGTTTATTTGCTTTCTCTTGTGGTAACATTGCACTAGTCATAATCTTGATTTCATCGAAGTATTCGAACATCGTTGTTTTTACCCAGGCTTCTTCTTTACCCTGCTTGAATATAGCATGGTTAGCAATTATTCTATCATAGGCTTCCATATAATCAGTTACTCCGACCTTTAAAAAGGTGTGTACCCCTTTCTTAAATTGGAATACGTATATTTTCCTAGCCCAGGTAGGAACTTTTTGCCAAAGTTCTGTGTTAGTATTTCTTTTCTCTAATAACATTTTATCTAAGATATCTGCCATTACTGTATAAAGTTTAAAATTTGTTCAACTCTCTGTAAGGGTGATCCGGTTACAGTTAGGAAGGGTTTTCTAACTCCTTCTAGAAGAAGTTGAAATTCTTTATCTATTTTCTCTCTCCAGTCTTCGTTTACACTTCGAACTCCATCATCTACTGATTTAAATTCAATAGGAAAGTAAACATAATGTGTATATTCGTTTTTAACTCTACCCCAAGTATCTTCTATATAGGCATGAGTAGGTGCGTCTATTCCTGGCATAAAATTAGAATATACCATGAGGTCCATATAACATCTATCTAATAGTAAGTTACCGGGACGTAGTAGAGCCTCTAAGTGGAAGCTACTTATGGCAAGTTGAGTTTTAGAAGTTCCTTTTTCGTTAATAGGAAATCCATACCCAGCTACAGTTCTAGTAGATTCATTTATAAAAGTCCATTCTGTTAGTTTATTTCTTAAGAGTTCGTATACCGTGGTCTTTCCTACTGATGATGCTCCTACAAGAGCTATTCTCCTATTCATAACTTCTTTTTTTTATTTCTATTAAGATACGAAGATTTCTTCTAATATCCAATTGTTTTTATAAAAAACTGAGTCCATAGGTATAGAGACCTGTCTCTGGTTGCCTCCCACATTTCTTCTTCTGTAATATTAAAAGCATTGAACCTTTCTTGTGCTATTACTTCTCCTTGATCAACTCCTGCTACTACTCTATGTATAACACATCCCATAATCGGTAATTTTTCTCTAAAAGCTCTTATTTGGGGATCTTTTCCTTTTAAGTGGTCGTATTCTGTAATTAATCCCGGGTGTCCATTATATATTCTGTATTTCTCACATATTGCTGGAGGTATAACTCTTAACCACCCGTGTAAGGTAATTAATGGATTATTATACTGAGATAGTATTGCTGTTAGTTCTTCTTGGGAAGGTTTATTTTCAACAAAAGTTACTTTGTTTTCTAATTCGGGATGAATTTTTCTTAAATTATCCGGCCTTTTATTAGTAATTATAATATCTGGCCATTTTCCTAATTCTTTAGCTAAGTCTACTATTTCACTTCCAGTTTGTGAAAAAAAAACTATCCAACATCTTGGATTTTTACTCATTTTTATTTTTTTTATTTAAATTATCTCTGGTAGTATATACGGACCTCTACCGCTCTGTATTAAGCTACTACTATGCTTACTTATGAGATACAGTTAAGTATACCTTTTTTATTTTATAACTTTTATTATTTTTTCAGATTGTACTACATATTTGTATTTTCCATCAAATAACTTAACTTTTCCATCACTATCGACTGATGTGACTTCTCCTTGGTGTACTGATCCAGCAAAGTTAAATTCTAGAATTTGACCTGCTTTATATTTTTTACTCTTTACCATTTATTGTCTTTTCTTAAATTACTCTAATTATCTATTCTAAACTAGCCATTCCAGGCTTTTTTAAATTGCTTTATATTACTAATAACCTTTTGTAGTTGGCTATCAGTTAGTTCCTGATTAATTAATGTAAATACTTTTTCTCTTGGTTTATCCCATGTTAATCCTCCGTACTCTCTATCTTTAATTCCAAATACTACAGGATTTGAAGTATCCATCGAATATATCCAGCTATAATTAGAATGCTTATAAAACTGACCTTCCCAGTATAGTGAACTTCCTAATAAGTGATGAGGCTTATCTTTATTGATAATACCGTCTCTCATTAAGTCTCCCAGTAGCTTAACACGTCCAAGGCACCAACTAACGTATTTGTTAGGGTGGGGGACTGATTTAGTATAATACGAATAATCAAAAGAAATAGCAATCATATCAGCTCCTGAATGTTTATCCATAAACTCATAACATTTCTTTATCTCCTGGTAAGTTTTACCTTGAACTACTCCTATCTTTTTACCGGGGATATTAGTATAATTAGCATTCCATTCTCCCATTTGAAACATAGTTTTTTCTGCATCTTCTAAAGCATCAGGTACTATATACCAAGTAGGTCTTATTTCTTTAACCCAGTAGACAAATCTATCTGCATCAAAAGCTTCTTCTAATTCAAAAATTGAATTATCTAAAATAACCTCTCTCCCTTTTCTTATTACTTCTTTAAATTGACTAAGGTATTCTTTATCTTCTTCAAATAAATGTACGAGAGCGTAACTGTACGAGGTAAGTTCATTTACTTCTTGGAAAATGCTTTTTGGTGCCTCATGGGCTATGCGTATTGCCATAACTATTTTAATTTATATTCTAATATACTATTTCAATTATCTACTTTGATACTCTTTAATGCTTTATGAAATTCCGCTAAAGCACTATCTAATTCTTTAGTATATTTTTCTGTATCTATATCGTTTACTTCATTTAAGGCTTGGAGTACTATTGAATAAGGAACCATCTCCATCTTTAGGGAGTCTACATATACTTTGTGAGCTTCTATGTTAATTGGCATTGAAAAACTGTTTTAAATTAGGTCTAAAGTAATTTATTGATTTCATTACTTTTTTATCTCTCGATCGGTAGACAATATAGAGTCTATTCTCAAGTTTCTCATAATGACAGGCTTCACCTTGTTCCTCACTTCTCTTGCTGACGGTAAGTACGGCTTCTTCCTCAGTTTTACAAGCTTTCGACATATTGCTTGCTTGTACTTCTTGATAGGCCGGCCATATCTTATCCTTAAGGCCATGTAACATAGCACCGTTCCCAAGGGAAACATAAGTAATATCGCAAAGAGCGTCCAAAACTTCCACGATGTCTCCTCGTTCGCAAGCTTGTTTATATTCTTCCAATTCTTCGAGGATAAAGTCATACACAAATTTCCATTCTTTTTCTTCAGGAATGATAGGTTCATAGTTGTTTGGTTTTCCAAATGTTGTATTAAACGTTTCTACTTCATCTACAAAAGGTACGTACCCTTTCTTCACTACTTTAATTTCATATTCAGGATAATCTCCCTTAGTAGCTAAGTATTCTAAGATCTTGATATCTTCAGGAGTGATAAAGCTCATATTCTGTTTTACTCTACCTACTAGCCCTCCTATTTTTCTTTCGAGAGATTCCCCTCTCATACTTTTTGTTGCCATGTATTTTATTTTATAATAATATACGAAAAAGGACCCGTAGGTCCAAGTAGTTCTTAAATTACTTTTATAATTCTTGATTCTGCAAGACTTACAATTTTAAAGTTGGTTTCACTCAACTGTTCTAACATTTTATATGTCTTAGCTTCTGCTTCTGTGCCTGTCATTGCATCTACTAGATATATTTCTTTTACTTTCTGTACCCTTCCTCTATCGTTTTCTCTTTCGAATTGGGCAGTTACTTGCCAATAGTTTGTCATATCTTTATTTGTTTAGTTTATTAGTATTCTCTTTAGGCATTGTTAAACCTCCTATGTAATTACCATCTTCTAAATGAAAAAATGGATTTTCGTCTGCTCTATTATAATCATCTTCTAACCGTACAATATCGTCTTCACCAAAATAGGTTCCAGTCTGTACTTCTATAAACCTAACTGGTTTATCTGTTTCATTCCAAGCTCTATGTTTAGCTCCTAATGGTATTTTAATAGATTCTCCTGCCTTTCTAAATACTTTCTCATCATCAAGAATAATAGTTAGTTCACCGTATATAACAGTCCACTGTTCTTGACGTTTTGTGTGGTACTGGTATGATAGTCTATTTCTAGGATCAACTTCTATAATCTTAATTTTAGCTTCTGAAGTATCGTGTAATACTTCGTATGAACCCCAGGGTCTATATTCTAATGACGGCATATGCTTGCTAATTCTATCTTTTTTTCACAGCATCACTAACATGCATCATAAACTCCGATCTAGCAGAGTCCTCTTTCATAAAACATCCTGAGAGTTTTGTTGTTTGCATAGATGCTCCGGAATGTTTAACTCCTCTACAACTTACACAGCTGTGTGTTGCGTCTATAGAAACTGCTATACCTTGATTTTTTTCACAGACCTTATCCACTGCGTTATGAATTGCTACAGTTAATTGCTCTTGAATTTGTCCTCTTCTTCCGAAGTGTTCCACTATTCTATTCAACTTACTCAGTCCTATTACCTTTCCCTCAAGAGTAGGCACATATGCAATAGTAACGAATCCTTGAATTGTTTCATGATGATGCGAACACATTGAAGTAAGTGGAATATTAGATTCTACAACAAGGCCATCGTATCCATCTGAAGGAAACCCGGTCATAGGAGGTAATGGTTCGTACCTGCCCTGCCATTTTTCCATATACGATTTTGCTACTCTCATAGGGGTGTTGTTGGAGTTTGGATCATTTTCCCAATCACATCCTAGTGCTGTTAGAAATCTTCCAAAGTGGGTTGCTGCTTCATCTACGATTTTCTCTTTATCTTTTTCGGTCAGTGTTGCTGCAACTCCTAAAGAGCTCTGTGCTGCTGCTAATTGCGTTGAGATCCCGTTTGCGAACCCTGCTTGAACCAATTCGGTTCCTTCTATAAATTTTTTTGCCATTTGAATAACTGCTTTTATACTTTAATATATGAAAAATAGTTCTACTTTACAAGATAGTCTTGTATTGATTTTGAGCTAATATCTTCCCAAGGAAACACTAGCCACCGATCATCTAATATCATCTCTCCTACGTATTCTGGTACGTATGTGGTAGATCTTCTCATTGCTAGGGTTGCAGTTATAAAACTATGCCGTTCAATCTGCTTTAAAGTATTCCCTGAGTCTGAAATGTCATCTAGTACGAGTATCTTTTTTTTTAGTTCTCCTGGAAGTGTCTTAGCTGCTTCAAGTCCTATATAAGGTATATTGAATTTATGAGAGAGGAGTACAGCGGGGATAAGTCCACCTCTAGGAACTCCTGTAACAAATTTAGGTTTTTGGATTGCTTCCAATTTATCTCCTATGGTGTTGAGTTGTTGATCTACCCACTGCCAACTATATCTAATTTTTTCTGCCATAACTTATGCTATATTTGTTACCCAGTCCTCCGTAAAATTGTAGGAATGTGAACTGTTCGTGTTAGTAACTGTTTTTAACTTTTCCTTTAAGTAATCCCACTGCTTTGGACTAATACCGTAATGGTGTACTCCCTCAGTAAATCCTCGAAACCATTCTACAAATTCTCTTTCGTTCATATTATTAGAAATGATTAAAGGTTACTGTATTATTTTCGTAACTAACTACTGTTAGTTTTTCTTTATCTGCTTCTGTTGCAAAGTCTGCACTTTCGAAAGGTATCCCTATTTCTACTAAGTAGTTTTTTAGTTCCTCTACAGTAACATATTCCTCTTCGACTCCTTGCCAGGGATCTTCTGCTATTAGGTATACTACAAATCCAGCAGATTTATAATCCCATACAGGATGTCCGTTTACAGTAACTATCTTACTGTGTTCGTCCTTTGGTAGGTGTTCTAAGATTTCTTTAAAATTAATCATTCTCTATATACTTTTTTAATTTATCACATAGGGTTAGTACTTCATCCGGTTCCATTGTTATGGCACAACAGACATTGATATTCTCTTCTATTTCCCTTAATATACAAAGGGCTTCTTGCTTATCCACTATACTTTTATTTTGCTGCGAACATTAACATACATGCTCTAAAAGCTTCTGGCATGTACTCTTCAGCTTTTGTAATTTGATTTTCCATATTTTTATTTTTTATTATATCCTATTATTAATCTACACCATTCTAATAATTCTTCATCAGACATATTCATTCTCATAATATTGACTCTTTTATGAACCCATCTTACATTTCCTTCAATATACCCTTTTTTACTATCAATTCTATCAAGGGATGCTGTTACTTTTGGAGATCTTACTTTCTCTATTATAAGAGGAATTCCTGTCAATGCGCATTTAAACTCTTGAGTTTTTAAAAGATTCCACATGTATTCTCCCGTAATTGAATAATCTAAGTTTCTTTTCTTTGCTCCATGTTTAATAAACCATATCTGACCTCCTCCTAATTCTTCATACCCTGGATTAGTTGCTTTGATTCTTGAAGAGCATGGTTTACAGGCTTTTGACCTCCCTTCTACTACTCCGCTCTTTCTAATTATTTTTTCAGTACCGCAACTACATTTAACTTTTAGCATTGATATATGTCTTTCCTTACTATCTCTACCTGTAAATTGCTCTAATACAGTCCATTCTCCAAATACTGTTCCTGGTATAATTTCTTTTCTATTACTTGCTTTTCTCATATTGACTCCCATTTAATATAAATAGGAGTCGTTTTGGGAATCAAACTTCTCTCTTTGTACCAAATCCTATTATATGTGGACGACCTGTAAATCTCCATCCTCTATCTCTTACAAAATCCATTACTGGACCGTAGCTTTCTAGTAGTGCAGGGATATCATCTCCTGCGGGCATGCACCAGATTTTTTCATTTGGTATATCTAACATTTTTACAAATCCTTCTAGTTCCTCTAGTATCGACAGATCTTTATCAAGTACTGGCTTCAGGTGATAATCAGAATGATAAGCAATTGAGTTAGCTATTGCTTCATAGTTAAGTCTAAGCTTATTATGTTGTTTTACCATTCTTTCGTCCGTGATCCCCCCTTGAGGTGTTTCCACTCCAACAACAGGAACTGAATTTGAGAACTTAGGGGAAATCGAGAGCAAGTTAATAGGATAATCAGTTGCAAGGAAATGCGAGCCTTCAGTTTCAATAGTAATAAATATACCTTTTTCATGTGCAAAGTGTGTCAATTCGTTTACTAAGGCTGGGTGCATTGTGGGTGATCCTCCTGTCAGCATCATTTCTTTGATATGAGGGTTTTTAATATAAGCCTCTTTAATATCATTAAAGTTATATTGTCCTTTTTCAGGATGAATTGACGTATACCAAGAGTCACACCATCCTCCTTCACCGAAGTAGGATG